TGGGTGGAAAGAAAAAGTACCGCGCGCCATATCGTCCAATTCTCTTTCCATCAGCATTTTAATTCCCTGTGCCTGCTGTCCAATTTTCCCACCAAACTTATCAAGACCTTTTACGACCCCGTAGTCGACCATCTTTCCGACATAAATACCCCATCTGGAAGGGGAATGAATTCCGAAAAATCCTAAAACTTTATCTTTAAAACTTCCAAGGGCGCTTTTGGCAGCTCTCCAGAGCGCTTCTGCTGCTCCGCTAATTCCTTTTGCGATACCCGATATAATATCTTTACCAACAGAAGCCCAATCTGTATCAAGAAATTTCCTTCCTAATTGTCCTACCAAATCAACAGCCGCCCCTAAAAGATCGGGAATTGCCTTAATAAGCCCTGCAATAAGTTCACCAATAATCTCTATACCAGATTGAAGTATTTGTGGCAAATTGCTTCCAATTCCTTCAACGATAGTGACAATCAGTTTTACTGCGGACTTCAATATATCGGGCAATTTTTTTGTGATTCCCTGTACTACTGTTTTAGTAATTTCAACTCCAGAAGATAGTATTTTATCCGCATTAGAACTAAGTGTAGAGACAAACTTCGTAACTGTTTCGATTGCAGATCTTATAATAACTGGAAGCATCTGAGAAATACCAGTCGCAAGATTTTGTAGTATCTCCGTGCCCTTCGTTATCATCAGTGGCAAATACGTCTGAATCGCTGTGCTGATCTGTGCGAATAATCCTTGAATTCCGAGTATGATGGTCGGCATATTGTTCAAGATTCCCTGAATCAATGATTGAAGGATCGTAAGCCCTGCCATCATTATATTTGGTGCTAGTTGCACAATCGATGTTGCAATACTTCCGATTAAGCTTATAACCCCTTGCAAGATCACATCCATGTTAGACGTTACACCACCAATCAAGGCATTTAGTATATTTAATCCGGCTGTAGTAATGGACGGCAGTAATCCAGCTATTGTAGTAAGGATCTGACTTAGCAGAACCGAGCCCGTATTTGCAAGCTCTGGGATCTTTGACACAATCCCATTTGCAAGCGTTGTGATGATCTCAGGCCCCTTCTTCTGAACCATAGTAAGTATTTTATTGATCTCTGTACCAAACTCTTGATTCACAAGTCCAAGTCCTACCACTACAAGCCCCAAAATGGCCGCAGGGCCAACCGAAAGCATCGCTGCCTTAAATACCGAACCAAGAGCAGCAATCATCTTGTTAAAAGCCGACATTCCTGTCTCTGCTCCGAGTTTTAACCCCTTCCCAACTCCAGCACCGACCTTTTCAAAAACTGGAATAAATGTCTCCACTTTTGACTTAATTCCATCAAACATTTGTGGGATTCCATTTAATTTCGTTTTTAATCCGTCAAAAGCTTTCCATGCAAGAGGTGCGTCTTTAGAAAATCGCCCTGTCATAGCTCCGAATTTAAATGACAACTCTCCTAGCGAATCGCCCAACTGTATAATTTTACTTTTCCCCTTAGAGAATTCCTTTGAAAAAGCATCCGTAAAGGATTTTCTAAGCTTAGAGAATTGATTCTGTGCTTGAATTACAGTTCCTGAAATAATATCACTGACTTCTGTTAGCTTTTCTTTCGTATTATCAGGTAAAATATTCCACGCTTTTCCCGGAATACCTTTGATTGTCTCGCCAACCGTTTTTGAAAAATTCTTGAGTGTTGTTCGTGTATCGACTGTCTTCTTTTTTATCCTGTCCAGATTTAACAGGAACTCCTTTGAAGACTTGTTAAATTTGGAGAACCCGGCAGAATCAGGGTCAAAGCTCCCTTTTAAAATCTGCTTTACTCCTGTGACACGTTCTACAAATAACTTAGACTGCCAATTCAACTTCTTAAAGCTTTCGCTCCCCGGATCTACCCCGCCTTTCAAAGCTTTTCCGAACAACAGTGCTTTGTCCTTTGCCTTCGTAAGGGATCCCGCCATTTGCTCGCCTTTTTGAGAAGCTTCCGTAAATCCATCTCCTATTGCATCCACAACAGGAAGCATCCCCGCCAGTCCAGCGCCAGCCCCCACTACTGCCATAATCGGCGCAATCGATTCTATTGCTTTCTGCATGTTCTGGAGGTTTTTTGCCGGATCTTCTGTTTTCTGAAAAAGACTGATAAACTGGCTCACACCATCTAAGGCCGATTCTGCTGCAGTTCCTATCCGTTCTATGCTCGTCTGAATCGTTGGAAGTCCGTTGCTGGCAAGTACATTATCTATGGCCTCGATGATACCAGTCATTCCCCTTATCACAGCCGTCCGGACATTTGTCATCGCTGTTGCAATACCGTCCGATGCTGTTTTGGCTCTGGATGCAAACCCATTTACACCGCCATCAAGTTCTATAAGCTTGTCATTAAACTGGTCGAACGTGATGCTCCCATCTTGTAACGCTTTATACAAGTCATTCTGTGCAGAAGCTCCAGCGAACCCAAACGCCTTTGCTACATCGTTCAGCGCAACCCCCATTGTCTCTTGAAGAGAACGCCAAGACTGCAAATCGACTGTGCCCTTGGAAAGCATCTGAATATACTGCGTCAGCCCTCTGGATGCGTCTTCTGTACTGGCTCCACTTGCCAAAAATGCGTCATTTAATGCAAGTGTTGTTTTCGTTGCCTTCTTTAGATCTCCTGTCATTGTGGCGATGCGTTGTGTTGTCGCCGCTACGTCATCTAAGGTTGTCGGAAGCCCCTGAATCCCCTTTGACAATTCTTTGATAGACTGTTTGCTATCTGAAGCAGAGAAGCCAATCTGCTGTAATACTTTCGGGAACCGGTTCAACGTGTCGTATCTGGATATTGCCCCGTCAAGAGATCCGGCCAACATATCCACCGCTTTACTTGCGACCTGCATCACTCCGATAGCCGCCGCTGTCGATTTGAAGCTCGTTGTCAGTTTATTTACGGACCCGGCCGCCTTATTTGTCCTCTTAACCACGTTCTCGATCGTTGATAACGCTTTATTCATTCCAGATGTGAAGCTCTTATCATAAACTGACAATATCGCTTTTACGCTATAGCTCTCCACGTTTTTCCGCCTCCCTCCTGCTCATGTACTCCTTTTTCCTCTGGATGTATCGGCTTAACAGTTCCGACTTCTTCCCATATTCCAGAATTTTTTTCTCCTGCTTCTCGAAATCAAAGAAACTTCGGAACGTCCTAAACACTGGTCGACCATTCCTCTTTGTTGCCCTCGCCTGGTTAATCGCCCAGGCAAGAATATGAAGTTCATGGATCCGGTCAAGCTGCTTTAGCTCTGCCGCTTTCATCCGAAGTTCAAATTCTGGTATTGTCATCCGGTTGATCGTAAGAAAATCGTCTATTCCCAATGTCCGCATACAACGAACAAGAATGTCATCGTAAGTTATTCTTTTAGATCCCCCTGTACTTCCTCCATCTCCCGGAGCTGCGCCTGTACTTTCTTCCGTGTAACATTTGACTTTTTTAAACCCTCAATCACACTTTCAAACAACTGGTCAATATCTGTATTTTCGTCCTCAATATATGTCTCCAGTTCTTTTTCCGAGATCTTAGGATTCTCTGTTTTATTTGCCGCAATCAGCGCATCACACAGCGCTAAAACGTCCCACGTTTTCAATTTCGCAACAAGTACCTCGATACCAAGACCAAACTTCACGCCATTCTCTGCCTGTACAGATGCCCGCTTGTCCATCTCATTGACAAAACCGATTCCAAACTTAAACTCATACTCCTTACCATTGATTTTCAACTGCATTTTTTCTACCTCCAATTTTGATTTTTTTCGATATCCATTTCTCACGCCAAAAGGAAAAGGCGTGGAAACAACTTTTAGACATTTCTGTCTTTAAGTCATTCCCACGCCTATGAACGAATTAACAATTAAACTGGCTTACACTCTAACGAGTGCGGTACTATGATATATTAGTTATAAAACAATTATAACATTAATCACAGGATTGTTCAAGTAGATTATTTGATTTTTCAGATCCATAAGGATTTTCACTAACACCAAGCCCCTAAATCTTCTCTGTCTCCCGGCCACTCTCACTTACTTTATTTCTTTCCAGTACGTTTTTCAGTTCAATATACGCTTTCCGGTATCCTCCGTTATTTTGTTTTGAAATCTTGCATTTTTTCATAACAGGAGACAGAATATTAGTCAATTCCCTAAGCTCCTGCTCTGTCTCATAACTGATTGTGATTCTTGCGCTCATGCTTCCTCCTCATCCATCACCACCGTCAAAACACCGCCCATTATGCCGGATATTGCCAGTATCGCCGCTACGTCCCATTCTGTCAGAAAGAACAGCAGGGCGAAGATCACGGCCGAAGCGCCCAGCGTTTGAAAGATTTCGTTTACGGTATGTAAAATTTTCTTCATTTCTTCTTGTCCTCCCCTTGCTTTTATGTTATAGTTGTCATGTAACAATTAATAATTTTTTTAATTGTAATGTGTTCAGAGAGTTAATTGTCTCGATGGGTAGCTCCGTAGTTATTCTACGGAGCTTCTCTTTTTAACCTTTCCAAATCCTTACCACTTTCATATGACACTTTAACCTTCACACTCACGCCATCACCCCCTTTCCACAAGCCGCTCGTCCAACTCCTCTAAATCTTCCACAATTCGATCCAGATGGTTTTCCACGCCATAAAGCGCTGCTTCTATGTACTCATCACATAACTTCGTCCCGTTATCACTATCAAATTGTCCCCTGATAGCCGCCACAATGGCAGATACTCCGATTATCTCAGCTTGCAATTGATTCAAATTTTTTCTCACCACGACTATTCCCCTTTCTGCATAATTGTCAAAAGCTGTTTCCTTTCCTCATCATTCAGCTCTATCACCGCTTTCATGAACTCCATTAAGTACGGCTTCATGTCCAACTCTCTCTTGATTTCCAATATACTCATATCTTTTTTCATTTTCACTTGTCCTTTCCTCTGAATCTCTGTTATTATGTACCTGTATCCTTTCCACAGCCCCGCAGCCGTGAAAGATACATCTGCCCTGTGGGGAGTTCCCGCTCCCTATGGGGTCTTTTTGTTACAATGTGTCAGTATCCACGCTTCCGCCGATTCGGAAGAATGTATATCCGGGAGCGTAAGTGGTCAGTGGAACCTCGCATACACACCCGGCAAGGGCGCCCAGGCACTCGGCCACTGTCTCAGCTTCTGGCGATACCAAAACATTCACAATCTCTTCCAAACAGAAATATGTCATAAGTTTTATAGCTTGGTCTGCCGTGTATCCCATCTCACGCAGGATATCCACTCTGCGCAGCTTATCCTCTGCATACTTCTTAAACTCTTTATTGTCATCCTCAATAACCTGCTTCATCATTTCTTCGTTAGTCATTTTTTTGCTTCTCCTTTCTTACTCGTTGACCGTCCTATATACGCCTGGAAATTCCACCGGTAAAGCTCAATTCCTTGTAAATACTGGCCTTGCTTTACTCGTTGGTGCCAACCAGTAAATAAGCGTCTTTCTCGTTTATTCGTTGATTATCCTCAAATAAAGCAACCCCTTTTAAATACTGGATTTTCTCTTTACTCGTTGGATTTTTCAGCGTCTTTAAGCTCCATAACGAATTTTTTTGTTTTTCCATATCCAACATTCCACACTCTGGTTAGCCCTTCTTTCTTGAGTGCCGCTTTTGCATCTTTCAAAGCGTTCTTACTGATACTGTTAGCCGCCGCCAACTCGTCCAGTTCCGAAACTTCCATCTGTTTATGCTCTGTAAGCGTTTCAATAATGAAATCCTTCGCATCTTCCACCACTGGCCGGATATTACGTTCCCGTGAATCTTCTTGGATGAATTCTCGGTCTTTCTTTGGAGTGTATGCCTTAAATACCGGGACGCATTTATCGAGGGTATACAAGACGGTTTTTTCCAACTTTCCCCAATTTGATTTTTCATGTGATATATAACGGACGTCACTATCTTTTGTTGCGCCTACCATTAGCACCGATCTGGAAGAATCCCATATGTCTGAACTGTCTGCGATTCTTTTTCTTCCCCACACGCCAGACTGTTTGTTCGCATGGGCGATAATAATCGATGTTAGTCCGTACTTTTCGCCATATCCAATCAGCGGAGAAAAGCACTTTCGCATTGCATTCCTGTCTCCCATCCGTAAATTAGGCGGAACAAAAGCCTGCAGTGGATCAAATATAACAGCACTTGGTCGAACAGTCTCGATAACATCCCGTAGAAGATCCCCATCAAAATTCAGATCAACGAACCTGTCATCTTCTGGAGATATGTAACTTATACGCTCTAGATCTGCCCCGTTGGCCTCCAACCGCGCTCTTAACACATAAGACCATGAATCCTCAGCAGATAACACAAGAACGTTCTCCGGCTTATCGTTAAATGGAATTTGCCCTCCCAGAAGAAAAGATTGTTTTCCTGTCGTAATGCTTGCTACCAAAGAACACCAGATTGATGTCTTACCGACACCGCCTTCTCCTGCTATCGTTGTAATTCCGTACTTTGGTATGTACCCCGGTACCAGCCATTCCGGTTCTTTTATTATTACGCTACTGGCCTTAGCGATCTCCGGAGCCTTCTTGAGCTGCCTGGGCTTTCCTTTGTCATAAACTATATTACCGTCTACTCTCCGCTCTTCCTCAGCCTCTGCAATAAGATCAATAGCTCTTTGTCGCTCCTCTGCTGTAAGTCCGCTTTCAGTTGTTCCACTTCTTGCCGCTTCCGTGACTCCCTCACCTCCCGCCTATCGAAATTTTGTTTTACATACCACGCCGCAACATTCTTCATCTGTTGCTCGTGTCCCTGCTGCCATTCTAATTTTACAACCTCATAATATTCCCGCGCCCGACTGCATCCAAGTTCTTCCAGACGTGTGAGCGCATCCTCGGCAAATCCCGGCCACGTCATGTCATACCCAAGGATTTTCTTGAATGTGTTTTTTCCCAGCTT